TTTAAATTGTTCAGCGTTATTAAACGAGAGTTTTTTAGAAGTGTAAAAAGTTGGCATAGTTTTATTTAGGTGTCATTATGAACTATAAGCAAAGTAAACAGCCGCTGTGTTAGCGACATTAATTTCACCAATCATAACAGAGGGATGATTTACACAACGATATTTGTAATTTCCTACAGCATTATGTGGTATTCTCCAAAACAATGTGCCACTTACCTGACCTTGTGCTGCACTTCCATATGACAGAGTTCCTGTAGGTGATACATGAACAAGTCCTGTATCAAAGTTTGCTGTGTTGTTTCCTAGACGAATTTGAAATGGATGACCAGTAACATTCAATTTAAATCCTAAAGTTGTGGCACTAAATGCGGATACATTAGGATTATTTAACGAATCATATTGTGAAAATATATAAGCGCTTGAACCGGAATGAGTTACTTCCAGTATTGTTGTAGCACCAAAAGATAGAGTTAGATTTGAAGAAACATTGGCAGAAGTAAATGCTCCATTAGCATAACTAGAGGCACTATTTGCTACGTGGTTTGGAGTATTAGCAGTTAAAAATGCTGAGTTGGCATAAGAACTGGCCACATTAGCAGTTGCAAATGCTGAGTTGGCATATGAACTAGCAGCTGCAGCTCCTGTGGCCGAGTTAGCAGCTGAAAACGCAGAGTTAGCATGAACAAATGCTGAGTTAGCATAAGAACTAGCAGCTGCCGCACCTGAAGCCGAGTTTGCAGTCGTAAATGCACTATTCGCATAACTAGCAGCTGAATTGGCTACATGACTTGGTGTGTTGGCGGTTAAAAACGCTGAATTGGCATATGATGCAGAAGAATTGGCAGTTGTAAATCCAGAGTTAGCATATGATGCCGCTGAATTGGCCACATGATTTGGAGTATTAGCAGTTAAAAACGATGAATTGGCATATGATGCCGCTGAATTGGCTACATGACTTGGTGTGTTGGCGGTTAAAAACGCTGAGTTAGCGTAACTAGCAGCTGAGTTGGCCACATGACTTGGTGTGTTGGCAGTTATAAATGCTGAATTAGCATGACCAAATGCTGAGTTGGCATAAGAACTTGCTGACGCTGCACCTGCGAGTTAGCATATGAACTAGCTGAATTAGCAGAACGGTCAGTAAGAACAGACAATGACATTTTTTTAGTCGTTGGTGTTCCAGTATCCAAGTCAACAACTAAAAATATTGTATTTTGTGTATTAGCCGATGGTGCTGAAAGAAAATTTAAACTGTTAATAGATACTTTAGCATTAACGGTTGAATTGGCAGTATTCGCAGTTGTAAATGCACTATTCGCATAACTAGCTGCACTATTTGCCACATGAGTTGGAGTATTAGCTCTTAGAAATGCTGAGTTAGCATATACACCGGCAGAGTTAGCAGTTGTAAATCCAGAGTTAGCATATGAACTAGCAGCTGTACCAGTTGTAAATGCACTATTCGCAATTGTAAAAGATGCATTTGCATAACTAGAAGCACTATTTGCTACTGTAAATCCAGAGTTTGCATAAGAAGAAGCACTGGTAATATTAGTATTTTGTGTTAAATCTACACCATTAATATTATTGGCTGAAGCAAATGCTGAATTGGCATGGTCAAATGCTGAGTTTGCATAAACGTTTACGGACATTTTTTTATATTTCCTATTATAAGGTTATCAAATCACCAATCTCTGTGGTGAGAGGTAAATTTGTAGCCGACTCTGTAAAGATTATAAACGGTTGTAATGCGGTAGATAAAACAACCATTTCTTGTGAATTCGCTGTATTTGTAAATGCAGAAGTTACTATCAATTCAGTATTACTTACAATGCTACCAATAAATCTAATTTCTGAATTAACGGCAACACTACTGCCAATAGAAATAATTCCTAAGCTTTGTGCTAAAAGGAATTTAGTATTCGTACCAGTTATATAGACGCTACTATTTACATTAACTGTTCCCGGAACAGTATCAATAACAACAATGTCATTTCTACTAGTACTAGTTGTAACAACTTCATTAATATTGTATTCTGCATAATCAATAAAACCAGCTGGATGAATTAATGATTTAAATACATCTTTAAATTTATTAAATTCAACCTGTGAAGATAACACATAAGAATAGTCAACAAAGTATTCACGACCTTGAATAACTCTTTCTGAAGCTGATAATATAGAATCAGATGTTGTAAAACGACCAGGAAATGTAGTGTAACTCGGTTCAATAGATGAATTTGCTAAAGCTAACCCATCACCAGAAGCTGTTAAATCAATTTGTGGAGGAAACTCAAAACCAGAACCTGCATCAATAATACGAATTTTTACAACCGCACCAGGATTTTGGTCAGCAGTTGCAAATAAATTTTCACCATCACCCATTAATGCAATTGTGGTTAAATTAGCACCTGATCCAGTTGATGATATTGTTATTGTTGGTGGAAAATTTTGATTATAGTTTTGCCCACCAATTGGAAAATTACCAAACTTACCAATCTTTTTATCTGTGGTTGCTGTTGTAAAATTAACATTAACATTAAGTGATGTATTTGAGCTGATTGCATTTACAAAACGAGATTGGTTATTAATCATAATTAAATCGCCAACTCGCAAATCATCTTCAAAAACTGTATTTGTTCCAATAACGGTTACATTAGTTGTTCCAAAAGTATTTGCTGTGCCACTAATTCTTGATGGTTGTAATTCTAATGTTGGTATACTAGAAAAGGTTGCATTTGCAAATAAAATTGCCACATTCGTGATAGCGCCAATACTTGTAACATTTTCAAAAACTAAACAATCTACAATTTTAGAACTAGCATTTTCACTGGCTACAACTGAAGCATTAAATCCATAATTAGCAGCATTAATTGCAATACTGCCGTAATCAGCAATTCTGTCTGTGTTTACAACAAAAAAATTGGCAGTATTTTGGCCAGTAATGTCAGCACCATCAATTGCCATTGTTAAAGAACCACTACCAGCACCAACTACAAAAACATTAGAACCAACTTTAAATCCTGCACCTCCAGCTAGAACTTGAATTTGATTAATAAATCCAGAAAAAATTTCAGATACGATTGCTTTAGCTGGTCTTGTTGCTTGCCCACCAGTAACAATAACTGGATCACCAACATTATAACTTGCACCACCATCAATAATAAAAATATTGCGAAGAATAGATAAACCATGAACTCTAATTTTAATCAGAGTATCATCAACTGGATCAACGATGTCTAATGTAGCAGTTTCACCATTATCAAAAGTTCCAAGTAAAGTTTTTGTGTTAATATATAATTCAAAAACTGGAACAGCATTCACAGTTTTTTGGGCAGTTCTTTCAACAAGAGCCGTAGTACCGGAAACATCTCCTGTTATTTTTCTGTTTGTTAAAAGACTAAAATTAAAATCACTATACAAAACTTCAATTGTGGCATTGTTTGCTGGTGCAGTATTGAATATTAACTTTCTGGTTTCTTTACGAATATTAAAACCAGAAGTTTGTAATACATTATTAACATAAACAGAAATATCGTTAGCAGAAACAACTTGTGCTAATTTAAATGTGGTTTTTGTGCCATTTCCTGTATAAACACTATACACACCTTGTTCAACTCTAAAAGCATTTTCAATTAACCATTTGCCATCAGAAGCTCGTAAAATACTATTACTTGGTTTAACAACCTCAACTTCTTCATTAAATAAAAGGCGAAATAAGAGTTTGAATGAGGCTTCACTACCTTTTGATAAGTATAATGGTAAAAGATGTTTAATTAAAAATGATTTATCTACTTCTACATTACGAGGAATTAAATTAGCATATGTGTTAAAAAAGTTTTCTTCAAACGATGCAATAGAAAAATCAACATCTGAGATAAAACGCAGGTCTTTTGATTTAGTTACTAAATCATTTTTTTGTGTGCCTTGTTTATTTTCTAAAAACTCATAATATGCTTCTAAAAAAGCAATAAAGTTAGGATGTTCTTCACGAACAAACTCTGGTACCTGACGATTTATTAGTAACGATGTTTTTTGGTCAACCATTATAAATTACTTTTTTTCTAATATGGTTGAAATTGCAATTGGATCAGTTTCATCAATAGTGAGAATGTTGCGTTTTTTTGATTCAATAATGCCTTTCTCAGCTTCAATTGTTAAACGAATTAATCCGTCATCAGAATTAACAGAAAGAAAACGAATGTCATTAATTATTATTTCTCCTGTATCATAATTTATAGTTCCAGCGTTTGAGTTGATAATTTGTCGTTGTGCTAAACTATCAAAGTAAACTGTTCTAAGTGTTCCAACTTTACCATCAATAACAACAACGGCTTCTGCGCCAAATCCATTGCCACCAGTAATAGAAATTGTAGCACGAGTATAGTCAGTACCACGGTTTGTAATATTAATACTTTGAATTTTTCCATTGACAATAACTGCTTCAGCAGTTGCATTTGATCCATCACCAGTAATTGTAATTGTTGGTGTGGTTGTAAATCCTGTTCCAGGATTAATTACCTGAATTGATGATATACCAGTAAATGACTGTGTAGCTTCTTCAAATTGAGCTGCTCTTATTACTCCTGCTATATCAAATACTGTAAACTGAGTTGATGTGAGTTTATCTATCAATGTTCCACGTTGAATTGGAACATCGTATTGTATTGTGTAGCTTGCAGATTCATTTAGTTTAGGTTTAAACCGGCGCTGAACACGAACAACAGTTTCAGAACCAATAATTGCTTCTCCATTAGTTGAATCAACAGCATCTTGTAATTTAGAAAGCACAAATGTACCTGCAAATTTGTTTAAATTGGTATCACGAAAATCTAAAATTGCTTGACGAATAAAAATAATTAGTTTTTGGTTTTAATGAAATATAAACTTTGCCAAAAACTTTTGGTGTTTCATCTTCACCACCCCAAACAGATAATGAATCTATACTTGGATATTTACTTTTAATATATGATTCATAATCAGATGTTGTTACTAATCTGTTTTGTGTTGCATATTGAGCCGCAGCGGAATATTTAATTGAATCAACTGTTTCACGAGTTGCACCACCAGATGCTACGTCAATAACATCAATAACAATATCAGAATAAGCACCAATTGGAGCGGCAGCAATAAAACCGTCCGTTTGATTGGCAGCGACACCATTGGTAACCAAATATGTTACAGTAACAACTGCACCATCATTAAGTGCTTTGCCAATCACTCCATCGCCAAAATAAATCTCATAGTTTCCGTTTTTACTTTCTTGTAAAAAATAAACCTCAGATGTTGAAGTAATATCCAATATATCCGTTACTTGATTATAGACTTGTGTTGATGTGTTTCCAACATTTGGTGATACTGATACAGAAATTGTTGTGGTGTCAATATTGTTATCAGGCAAAACAAATATAGATTTTGGATTAGAGTTTTCAGTATAGTTAAAAACATAACTTACCAATGAACCTTCATATATTTCTAAATCTTCAAAGAAAAAAGAGGTGTTAGATTTTGTTACTGTGGATTCTTCTAATACAACAAAATTATACGAAAGGCTATCAATTAAATTTGAACTAAATGTAAACCCTTTTGGAATAGTCAATGTTTCAGGTGTTGTTGTTCCACTATTCACAGTTACATTAACAATAGCTCGTGGTGCAGTAACGGAGAAAGGAATATAACCTAAAGTTTTGGCATGAGAAACAACCGAATCTCTTAATAAAGCAGTATCTAAAAATGCTTCGTTGGCCACCATGTTCAAGTAGTATGAATTGTAGTGGGTATTATAGGCAAGAATATCTAAAAGAATATTTAAGCCAGCACCTTCAAAATTATAATCTTGAAATTGAGATTGTTGTTTTAAATATGCTTTTAAGTTTGTTTTGATTTGGTCAAAATCAAGGTCAGAGATTTGTAAACGAGCGTTAGCCATTTCTATCTAATCCGTTCTAGGAAAAAATTAATTGTGATTGGGTCAGTTCTATTGATAACAAAGAATTCCATTTCCACCTTAAACCCATTTCTGTCAAAATCTGCAATAGCATTAATTCTTGAAACTCTAGCTCTAGGTTCGTAGTTTGATATTGTCTGTTCTATTTCTCTTTCTATGGAAGAAGCCGTAATTGTGTCCATATTTTCAAACAAAAGTCGGCGAATATTGCTACCAATGTCTGGTTGAAATGGTCTCTCATAGTGATTAGTTAACACCAAATTCTTTATAGAATTGATGACCGCCATATCACCAACATGGCGGTTTATGTCTTTTTTAACTGGATGAATAGTGAAGTTTAAGTCTAAATCACTATATTCCCGAGCGATGTTTGTGGTTACGGTTGCCATATCTTATTTATGCGTTCAACCTAGAAAGTAGTTTGTCTGTACCAATAAAATCTTCAATCAAAGTGCTTTCTGATTGTCCCAAATTTTGTAATTTACGAAGCTCTTGATAATCTTCCGACACAGTTTTTAGATTGGCATAATAATTTTTATCGTGATTTTCTCTGTTTGCCAAAAATATAGTGGTGTTCGCCAGCTGGCTATCAATTGTTGTAACTACCGATAAAGAAAGGTTTGAGGTGTGGACTGTGTTTGAGTAAGCTCCACTTGTGTCTTGTGTTATTGTTATACTATTATTAATTATATTATAGTAAGTTGAAATTATACTTGAGTTTGCATTTATCTGTGGACCAACAAAAAGACTGGTAAAACTACCTAAAATTGGTGCGGTGTTAACAATTCCATCTGTTTGATTAACAATATACATTGCTGATTTGCCATAACCAATCGCTGGATCTTTATATGGCGAGGTGTAAATGGCTGAAGTATTGGCACCAACATCATCATCAAAATTTCTTACTCCCGAAAGCCTATCAGTATGTAATTTGTAAGATTGGCAAACAGTAGCCAAATTAGTATTTGCAATATTAGCAAATAGAGTAGTAATTGTTCCCGTTAATCCTTGTAATCCATTGGCTGCAGTAACAAGTGAAATAATTGAATTTGCAGAATTACTAATAGTTTGCACATCTGTAGCCACAGGATTTTTGTAATAAGCACTTACATTACTAGTTGCTAAATCTTTTCCAGCCCAAGAATCAAGTAAAGCAGGAACTGCATTTAGTTGTGCTTTTGTTTCGTCTGAAAAAACTTGTATGGTTTCATTTGGATCATCAAAGTTATATCCAAGTCTTGCAAAAACTCCCGCTGAATTTGCTATTGTTGTCATTTTATTTCTCCATTATAAATTAAATCATTGGCAAAGTTGGAAATCCTGTAATTCCTCTTGGTGCAGGATGCTGGTGAAAATTATACATTGTGGTATTAACTACATCCGTCATCAAAATAGATTTCATTATTATAAAGTTTCCAAGAGGTGCGGTTACCGATACTAAAGAATCAATTGGCCCAACCGTAGTAATAGAGCCAGGTAATGCGACCGGAGAAGCTGGAGTTGGTCTGCCAAGAGAAAGACCTCCGAGAGCCGATGTAAATCCATATGGCCCAGCTGTAACACCCATACCTCCAGTTACTCGTGTTGTTGCAACAAGCGAATCACAAGTAGCTGGTCCATATACATTTAAATCTGAACTTATATCAACCGATGTTGCAGCACCAAGTCTTACAGAACCGCCAGTATTTTCATTTGCAGAAATTGATACATCATCATCACCTGATATAGAAATATCTTTAACTGCTCTAACATTATATTGGCCTTTAACAGCAAGATTATAATCACCAGTAACAGATTGATTAAAATTACCTAAAACTTCCATATTACAATCACCACGCACAGTAATATTACAAACACCCTTTATTAAAACATTTTTATTTTTGGCTACAATTTCATACCCATCACCAAATATTTTTACAACTTGGTCACCATTGGGGTGCATTTCAATAAAGTTTTTTGATTTGCCATGTTGAATACGAACTCTTTCACGAGTTGGTGTGTCATCCATTTCAAATGAATGTCCGCCTTCAGTTTGTTGAGTATTATTATATGGATATTCTGGTTTAGTTTCATCGTTGGCAACTGATTCTGGTTCAATCCAGGTGCTTTCAATTGGAGGTCTATCATATGTTGCCATAATTATGCTCCTTTTGCATCAGTAACATTTGATACATTATTAAGATTATTTTCAGCAACAATTGTAGCATTAGCTGATGATTCTTCAACTTCAACAAGAATTTCTGTTAGTAATTCTGAATCCAAATCACCGTCATCTGTGGTTGAAACGGAAGTTAAATTTGTTGCAGAAGCTAATATTGTTACAGTATCTTTAACAACAGTTTCTACTCCTTGAGTAAATTCATTTTTAGCATTATTTAAATTACTAGCAGCTTCTCTCAATTCGGCAAAAGATCCTTCTTCTGGTGTTCCTGGTGGTTCAGTAATCAAATCGCTAGTTGGATTCTGTGCGGCAAAATCAGCTGCTTCTTCAGCTGTAGCTTCATTCCAAGCGTCAGAGAAAATACTTGCAATTGTTTTATAAAGTCTTGTTAAACAACCCTTTAACATGGCAAATATTTTTGCTGGTAAACTTAAAATCCATTGAATAAGTTTTTTTATTTTTACAACAACATCAAGAACATATTTTTGAAAATCAAGAACAGGTTGAATATATTCTTTTTGAACATATCTAATAAAAGCAGCTGCAGCTTTTAATTTCTCA